GATGAGCGAAACTTCGCTTGGAAGTGCATAGGCTGACTTCAGGCCGTCGCGATCATACGTGCAGATGAAGTAGCCTTCGATGTTCCAGTTGATCCAGGTTGTGAGAGTAAGGACAGGAGCAACTCCTTCGGCGGTTTCGTCCCAGAGCTCGACTAGGTACTTCTGAGGCTCCATGTCATCCTCTGTTAGCCCCAGAAAGCGTTCTGTTTCTGTCTTAGCCATTGTCGCCCTTCCATATTGCGCCGTCTTGCTGCTGGTGTGCCTTGACGGCTTCCTTCCAGTACTCTGCGTCTTCGTAGCGTGTTGGATCGACGGGTGGAATGTCGTTGCCGTGAACATCCCTGGTCTCCAGCCCCTTTGACAGGCGTGCATAGGCCTCGCTGATGGCTTCCAGCCGCTCTACACATGTTCCGCATCGACCACAGTGGTAATCGCCACCCTTGTAGCAGCTCCACGTTCCGCTAAGGGGAACTCCCAGTTCGAGTGCTCGGAACGCGATGTCGGCCTTTGTACTGTGCAAGTATGGTGTGGTTATAGGGTGTGCAGTGTAGTAGTATTCGTGCCCGTCGATCTGAAACGGCTTCTCGAATTCGCCAGAGACGAAGTTGTGGAATCCTGCGTTGCCTTGAAGCATCGCTTGGCCCATCGTGAAGACGAACTCAGGCCTACAGTCAGGATAAATGAAGTGGTCACCACTATGAACTCCAAAGCCGACTGTCTTTGCCCTCCGGGCAATTGCGACCGCACATGCCATTGACAGCATCATCATGTTGCGGTTCGGAACAACCGTTTGCCTCATTGTGTCTTCGGCGTAGTGACCTTCTGGCACTGGTGTGTCCGAGACGAGTGTCGATCCGCTCTGACTGATCAGCTCTGTGATGCCTGAATCGACGAGGTAGAGCGTGTCGTGACGTAGACCAAGCTTGTCTGCCGTGCGTTCCGCATAGCGAAGTTCCTTGCCGTGTCGTTGGCCGTAGTCGAATGACAGACAGTCGACTTGGTAACCTTGGTGTAGAAGGTCGTAGACCATTGTTGTTGAATCGAGGCCACCGCTCACGATGGCAATAGCTGTTTTGACTTCGGCAACGGGTTGTACTTCCGGCATTTCCTTCTCAAGCTCGACTACATTACGTTGGTCCGATGAGACCATTACGACATCCTCCCTAGTGCTGTGTACGTCATTGTCTTGCCCATCCTTACTCCTGCGATGAGCCCTCGCTGCTCGAGCGTGGCAAAGATGATGTCAGCTCGCCTTGCTTCGAGGTGGTACCATTGCATGATCTGCGAACGTGCGATGCCAGGATGCCTAGTTATGCTCAGGTATATCCTTTGCATCTCCTGTTCACTAGCGCTTCGACCAATTCCATTGACGATCTCTACTGCATAGTCTCGCCAACGAGTAGAGTACTTCAATGCAAGTAGTAGATCCTCTAGCTCGACACGAATTACATCCACGTGTTGCATTCTAGATGCTGCAATTAGAACTGCTGCCTTCAGAGTCGATTTTGCCAAGCGATCGTAGACAGGCGTCATGATGTCTGGTTGATCAGATTGTACTCCTGCGTAGAGCAGTGCAGATTCGAGTCTGTTGTACCTCTGCCACGCTGCCTCTGTCAGCTGCGCATCGTGTCTTACAGCGTTGAATCCTATTGTCGTTCCATTGCGCTTTATCTCGGTTGTTTGAACGTACCTGTCCTTGAGCGTTAGTAGCTCTTCAACCAGTTTGGCTCGGTCTTCCAGGTTCTGCATCGTTGGTGGACCTAGCGGTCGAAGCTTACTTACGTCTGACTCAGCAGTTACGAATAGAAATCTTGGTACGAATCCTGAGGCAACGTGATCGAGCGTTAACATTGCTTGAACTCTAGTTTTGATACCTCCCGCGAATATCAAAAGGCATGGCTCACGTATCGTAACTGTTTCTCGCTTCAGAACCCGTTTCATCGTTTTGCCGTCGTATAGCTTGGTTAGCGCCTCAGCGAATCCTGCCAGGTAGTCCTTCTTTGTCATTGCTTCGATTAAGCCGCTGAACTCGTCTCGGAGGAACACACTCGGTTTACCAGGCCGCGCTTCCAGCGCTTGCATTAGGCCTTCAAGTGATCCGTCTGTTGCCAACAGAATGTCCTGGTCGACTTCATCGACTAAGTCCATTCCGACATCCATTGCAGTTGTCTTACGTGTCAACGTTGTATCCGCAAGGATCATGAACCACAAGTTCGGCATTATCGTTCCGAACGAAGTCGGTAAGCGAATTGCGCCAGAAACTATCGAACTCAAGGTCATGAATGCTGTTGCATGATGGTACTGTTCTGCCGCATCGCCAAGGCTAGTTGCCCACTTCACGTACCGTTCGATGAACGTGTCGTAACCATCTATCGACCTTAGCTCAGCTTCCGTGATGAGCGACGATGGCGTCTCAGATTTAGGAATGAGTACATTCAATTTCTCGAGAGTATCAGTATATCCGCGACAAACGTCATTCCACAGCAGTCGTGGGTGCTTACCATCTCGTTTGTATTTGTTACAGGCCGATCCAGAAGCGATTACGAATACTTCTTCTTTGTCCATTCCGGCTTCGTAGCACAGCATGATGAGTTGCCAGAGCAACTTGCTCCAGTCAGCCTCTATGCCAGGCTGCTCGCTGAAGATGCTGAACGTGATCGGGTTTAGCGATCTTCGATACCTTTGCATGATGTCCAAAGGAGCTTCCGTTGGCAGCATTTCAGGCATCGGATCCGAATTGCTAACTGCCTTATTTCGCCTTGAGTTGATGTACTGTTCGAAGTCTTCAGGGTTGTACCTAAGCCTGTTCGATTTTAGAGCGACGATTCCAGGAGCGTCATCGTACTTCAAATTGTGCGTGTACGGAATGCGCATGAGCTGGGTTAGATCCCAACCGCTACTATCTGCACCGTCCGGTACGTGGTGGTATGCAATTGCTTTGCAGATCGCCTCGGCTTGCTTAGGTTCGAGCGCATCTCTCGCTGCCCAGTATGCCTGGTATCTGCCGGGAGAGCTCTCGATTGTGATGGAAGGTTCAACGAGCATGAGGTCTGGACTGCAAGAATCCAGATCTGCCCATAGAGATGGGCAAGACTGCACATTCTCCTTGAACCTCGTGCTTCTCTGGCCTGGAGGCACTGACTTGCTCAGGAGCAATTGCGGACAGAAGTACGAGTTAGCCGTAGGCGAGTTCTGAATTATGTTGTGGATAAGATTTGGCAGTTCTGTCGGCATGTGGAATGTGAACTCTTTCCAGGTCTTCCTTGTCCCGTAAGCTACGTTCACATACCCTTGTTCGAGTCCGAAGACCATTTTGAAGAATGTGCTTAGTTTAGTGTTCAATTCTTCTGGACTCGATGGCATTGTCATAGGCACCTCCGATCCAGGAATAGGAACCCCTCGCCACTACCTCCAGACTGAGCACCCATTCGCGCCGGCGCTACTAGGGTAACCTCGAGTGACGAGGGGTCCGTCTATGTTAGGCTAGAAGCGAGGAGGACTTCTGTCCTCCTGCAGTTGCAACTCCGCCAATCCACTTGTCGGCGGCTGCGAAGTACTTCGGCTCGAACTTCGGTGCGTACTTCTTCGAAGGATCGCGCTTGTCGATTTGCTCTCCAACGAACTGTCCACCGATCATCAGCTGCTGCCCGAGGAACCAATCTGCTTCAGGCACCTCGAACTTGCCAGCCGCAATGACTATGCCGAGCGCCTTGAGGATGTGCGTGATGGTGAATAGCGCTGGCGAGAACAGCATCGCGTTCGTCCAGCACTTACGGTTCGTGAACTGTCCGCCCCGCTTGTCTTGAAGCACACTGAAGCGGAACTTGTAGTACGGCTTGCCCGGGTTCTTGCTCTCCGGGCCGCACGTTTCGAGAGAGCATTCGTCGATGACGGCGAGGTACTTACCAGTCGGTAGAGGTTCGACGTCTCTTGATTCGCTTGCGGCTTCGTCTTCAGAGAAGTTGACGTAGATTCCCACTTTGTCTCCTACCTTGTCAGGATGCTTGGGTCGATGTCTTCAACGACCTCTGCTGGGATTACGGTTGCAGTTTTCCGAATGATGTAGTCGTAGAGGACTTCCATCGTCGGATCGACAACTACTTCTGGAAGCAACCCTGAGCGGTCCTTAGCAGTTGTCGTTTGAGTCGCTACTGATTGCAGTACGCGCTTCATTGTCTTTTCGCCAGTTTTTTCGTCTGCTACCTCCCGAATGCTGTAGTACAGTACGATGTCGAGGAAAGCTGCGACCTCTTGAGCCATCTTTCCACTGAGTGATGGAAGTCGAATGAGGCGTTGCATATTGTCTTTGTCTTCGCGTTCCAGAGCTGTGAAGACAACATTCACCGGTAGGTCGCGGAATGCTCGAACGAAGCGACGAATTTGCTCGAGGTTCTTTCCCCACTCGCGTAGGGAGGGTACATCCATGTCTCGTTCATCGTTTCCGTCGATCAGCTTGCGCATGATCTCGTCCATGTTGAACTTCTGGATCTCAGTTAGACTGTCCAGGACGATAGTGTTGAAGCCATGCCCTCCAGCGAACAGTTCGTTGTAGATTCGTTGTACGTCAGTCCACGTCTCTACGCGAACGGTTTCAACATTGGGAAAGCTGTTGCGAAGTGTTAGCACTCCGCCTTCGACGTCGATAAACAAAACGCGTCGCATCTCTGGAACGTCGTACGATGATCCGGCAAGTCGGGTTTTGCCTACGCCTGATCTGCCGTAGATCAACATGTTGAAGTTCGTCTCACGCTC